GCTGAAGCCGAAGCAAAAGCCAAAGCGGATGCCGAAGCCAAAGCAGCAGCTGAAGCCGAAGCAAAAGCCAAAGCGGATGCCGAAGCCAAAGCAGCAGATGAAGCCGAAAATGCAGAAGTTGAAGTTGAACTTTCAGTTTCATTGAGTGGAACTAATGGTTCATTTGTTCCTGGCGATCCATACCGGTGTGACAAACAAGAAGCATTCAGACTTTTCCGGGCAGAATATGCAAAGATTACTGACAAGGCTTTGAAGAAAGAAGCGGTTGCCTGGGTTAAGAGCCAGGAAGCAGCCGAAGCCAAAGCAGCTACTGAAACAGAATCAAATGGTGATCAATCATGAAAGCACTGAAATCAATCACCATTCCAAAACTGAAATTCAGGCGTGAAGCTGGTAAGCCAATCAAAAAAGGTGAATTGCCACCTGATGTGTTGGAACGTCTACAAAAAGCCAAGAAAATTTCAGTGGATCCGGAAAGAAAGTCAGAAAACAGTAAATCTGGCAAAAAAGGCAGTTCAGATTAAAAATGAACATCATTTCAAGAACCGGTGATGAACTGGTTGATAAAACCCTAGCCAAAGCCAATTCCCGTGACACACTTTCGGCTGAAGATACATTGTGGGACCACTGGATTACAACCGCACATGAAGTGGTTGAAGATGAATCCGGATTGGTCCTGCAATTGTCTACATGTGAACAGGTTTTCCATAATGATTGCATTGATTTGCGGGCACCAGTGCGGGGCATTGTAAGTGTTTACACATACGATGATGACGGCACAGCAACTGAATCAACTGATTATAAGGTCACCAAAACCAGTGCATTTGGTTTGCGGGTCACCCTGACCACAAAGCCATGCAATTATGCTGTCATCAGATACATTGCAGGGTTTGGTGAATATACGCCATCAGGCAGTGAAACAGCCATCAATTCTGGCACCATTGCAGCACATAAGACGGCCATTCAAGCAATTTTGTTATTGACCAATCATTATTATGAAAACCGGTCAATTGTTTCAGACTTCAGCAAGATGACACTGCCACACGGTTTTGACAGGCTGATCAGCAGAATTGAAAAGCACACATGAATGCCGGTGACCGTGACTGCTATCTGACGGTGCAAGTCAACACTGAAACTATTGGTGATTTGAATGAAGTGGAACATTCCTGGGCAGATGAATTCAACATCTGGGCAAAAGAACATACACCATCAGCCAAAGAAATCAGCAAAGGCATGGATGTTCAGTTGGACCAGGTGACATTCACCACCATCAAATGTGATGTGACCCATGAAAAACGGCTGAAAAGTGGCACCAAGATTTATCAGATTCAATCAGTAACCGAAAAAGGTGATGATCTGATCATCAAGGCCACATTGTTGCAATGAGTACCACAACCGGTGCCATCTGGGACACTTCCAACGGTGCCATTGATCCGGAATCATTGCTGAAAAGACTGAAGGCACTGCCGCCTGAAATTGTCAGCAAGAATGGTGGTATTGTTCGCCAGGTGTTGTTTCAGGTTGCCAAAGTTCCTGAAGTAAAGGCCAAAGAAATTGCCCCACATGACACAGGCAGACTGCAAAAAGCCATCAGAAAAAAAAGAGACAGAAACCCACACTTTGAAGGTGCCACAGAAAATTATCAGGTATATGTGTATCCGGGCAAAAACCGTGATGATGAACGGGGTGCATGGTATTGGACATTTGTTCATTTCAAAACCAAGAAGAACCCTGATGCGGTCCCATTTTTAACCATAGCATTTGAATCAACACAGGATGAAATGATTCAGGTGTTCAAAGCCACCTTCAAAAACAAAATGAAGTTGGTTGAAAAGAAAATTCAGCAGATCAAATGACAGAACAAGAACTGATTGACAAACTGACAACTGATTCAGTTTGTGGTGGCCAGGTTTACCCGGTAGAAGCCAGAAGTGATGCAGCCATGCCATATGCTGTTTATGATGTGATCAGAGGCCGACAATCAAACGAGCTGACCGGCAACAATGGAAAAAGAAACCGCTACATGTTCACCTGTTGGTGCAATACCTACAATGAAGCCGTTGATGTGATCGATGCATTCAGGACTTCACTTGATTCTGAATCATTTGCTGCTGGTGAACCTATCATTGACCGTGACCCGGATGATGATGAAGCTTGGCGAATAACCAACCTTGATTTCTATGTCATTGAACCATGACTGGTTCATCTGTGCCAGTGGCCAAAGCCTGACACAAGCAGATGTTGATGCCGTTCGGGGGAAAGGCACTGTTGTTGTAATCAATAACACTTTTCAGATGGCACCCTGGGCTGATGTACTTTGGGCATGTGATAAAAAATGGTGGTTGGCATATCCGGAAGCCATGAATTTCAAAGGAAGAAAGATTTCACTTGAATTTGATCAGGTTGAAAAACTGCCATTTGCAAAAGCACCAGGGCTTGGCCTTTACCGGGTCCACACCGGGAGCAACAGCGGATACCAGGCAATCAACTTTGCCTTTCTGGAAGGTGCCAAAAGAATCATTCTTCTTGGATATGACATGCATGGAACACACTGGCATGGACGACACAAAGCCGGACTTTCAAACATTCACAATTTTGAACAGTGGATTGAAAATTTCAATCAACTGGCAGCTGATCTGAAAACGCATGGTGTTGAAGTGATCAACTGCACAAGACAAACCAAACTGAAATGCTTCAGGCGGGAACCGCTTGAAAGTGTAATTTCTTAACGGGCCGCATTTGCGGCTTTTTTTATGCCCGTTTACGCGGGTTTTTTTATGCCCGCTAACCGCGGGTTTTTTCATTTATGAGGAAAGAAAAATGGGCACAGTAGCAAAAACCCAAGGCATGAAACTTCAAGTTGGTGACGGTGCTTCGGTTGAATCATTCACTGACATTGCTGGTGTTACCAGCTGGCAGGATTCCGGAGTTCAAACCGGTGAAGGTGATTGCACCGACTTGGCATCAACTCAAAAAGAACAGTATGCCACCCTGGCTGATCCTGGTTCAGTTACCGTTGAAATCAACATTGTTGATGGTGACACAGAACATCAACAACTGCTTGATGATTGTGCGGCTGGCACAGCAAGGAACTACCAAATCACAAAAGCTGACGGTTCAACCGTTCGTAAAGCATTCAACGCATTTCCAAAATCATTCAGCCAAACTGGCCAGGCAGACAGCCACATCACTGCTTCAGTTGAATTGCGTTTAACTGGTGCGGCCACTGACACCATCTAAGGGAGTAAAACCACAATGAGACAACTAACAGCGGCAGATTTCAAGCAAGCAGAAACCAAGAAAGTTGAAATTCCTGAATTGGATGGCTTTGTTCACATCAAAAAGCTATCTGTGAAGGATGCCAAGCAATTCCAAAAAGATGACCTTTCTTCCATTGACCGCGGTGAAGAAATGATTGTCATGGCTGTGGTAGATGAAAGCGGAAACCGTATTTTTTCAAGTGTTGAACAACTTGAAGAATCCGGAATTGAACACTTTCAAAAACTCACAGAAAGCATTTTGGAATTTAATGGCCTTTCCAACAAAGAGCTGAAGGAAATTGAAAAAAACTAATTAATTCCCCGGAGTACCGGTTCAGGTTTGAACTGGCTGAAGCTTTGGGGAAATTTCCGCATGAAATCGATGAAATGCCACATGAAGATTTTGTGGCATTTCTCATCAAACACAAACTTTCACCAATTGGTTCACTGCGTGATGACATCAGGCATGCGCATTCACAACACCTTTTGATGAAGGTCAACAGCGATCCGAAAAAATTCAACGCAAAACCAGAGCATTACCAGCTTTTCAAATTCAAGAAACCAGCCAAACCAATGACTGATGAAGAAATTGAAGCAGCTGTGTGTGCAACTCTTGACCGCTTACCAGGATAAAAAATGTCACTTGGCAAACTGCTTCTAAATCTTGGTGTCAACACCGGCACCTTCGAAACAGACATGGGCAGGGCTGCGCGCGTGTCTGCGAAACGCAGCAAGCAGATCAAAGATCAAATGGACCTGGCAATGAAGGCCATTGCCACTGGTGCCATTGCTGCAGCTGGTTCACTTGGAACACTTGTCAAAAAAACAGCTGACACCGCGGATGGAATACAAAAGATGTCCAACCGCCTTGGCGTGTCAACTGAATTCCTTTCCCAATATAGGCATGTTGCAGAGCTATCCGGAACCACTCTTGAAAGGGTTGGTGATGGTGTGCGCAAAATGTCCAAGTCTATCAATGACGGTAATAATGGGCTTTCAACGGCAACCAGGGCATTTAACAGTCTTGGTATTTCACTGACTGAACTGAATGCATTGAACCCTGAACAGCAATTTGAATTGATTGCTGATCGTATTTCAAGAGTTGATGACCAGTCAGTGAAAGCCGGTGCTGCCATGGACATTTTTGGCCGTGCTGGTGTTGATCTTTTGACTGTGTTGAATTCAGGTGCTGAAGGCATTAAAGGAATGCGTGAAGAAGCTGATGCCTTTGGTTTGACCATGAGCCAGGAAGCGGCAGATTCAGCTGCTGACTTTAATGATTCAATAACCCGGCTGGATAGCAAGTTGACTGGAATGGCTGAAACCATTGGACAGGGTTTGATTCCAATTGCCACAGAAATGATAAACAAGTTCAACAGTCCTGGACTGGAAACCGGGAACAGTCTTGTTGAAAAACTTCAAACTACAATGATCACCCTTTATGGCGCAACACAACTGGTTGGTGATGGCTTTGAAGTGGTAGGAAAAGCACTTGGCTTGTTTGCAGTCAAAGGTGTTCAGGCATTTGAATTGGTTGGTGGTTACCTGGATTCATTTGTTCAAAGGGTGAAGCTTGGTGCAAAAATCATCCAGTCAGCATGGAGTGATGAAGCAGATCAGGAAGCATCAGAACTTGGAAAGCAAATTGCTGACATGGAAGCCAGGCTGGAATCCTTGTACGACACTTTCAAGAATGATGACATTGGATTCACCAGTGATGCACAAGCCATCATTCAGGGCACCATTGATGAAATTCAAAATCTTAAAAATGTTGCCGCATCAACTGGAAAAGGAATCAACAAGAATTTAACAAAACCACTCAATGCAGCAGGTGATGCATCTGAAGGTTTGGCCAAAGGTGCTGAATCAGCAAAAGATTCACTTTCAAAACTTGCCAAACAAGCAGCTGATGAAGCCGAAAAATCACTTGATGATTATTTGTCAATTGTTCAGTCACTTGAAACACCACTGGAAACCCTGACCAGGGAATATGATGAACAGGTTGCAATTATTGGCAGATATCTTGAAACAGTTGAAGAAAATTCAGCTGCTTCAAAAATGGCTGGTGAAATACTGGAACAACTGACAGAACGGTTTATTGAAAATGAAGCAGCACTGAAAGATGTTCTTTCGCCATATCGTGAGCTAATCGGTCTGCTTGATCAAGAATCCTTTGCCATTGGTGCAACCCGTGATGAACTGATTGCACTGGATGCTGCCAGGCTGCTTGAACAGCAAGGAATCACCGCCACAAACACCACGCTTCAAATTTATCTGGGTTTGCTCGGCCAGGTGATCGGCAAACTAGAAGAAATTGAATCAAAAAATGGAGTTTTTGGAAATGGCATTCAAACCTTTGGCGATCTGCTGAAGGATGCATTCAAAGATGGAAACAACTTCTTTGATTCAGTCAAGGATGGCTTTAAATCAATGACCAGGGATGCTGAATCATTTGCTGATGGTCTTTCATCAATTGGTGATTTTGCCAATCAAATTGCTGGCTTCTGGGATTCAACAGCCGGTCAGGATGATGCTGGCCGTGTTCTTGATACTGTCAGCCAGATTGCATCAACTGGTGTTCTTGGACCTGTTGCACAGGCTGTTGCACAAGTTGCTGGCTTCATTGATCAGCTGACAGGTGGAAAGTTATTTGGGACATCATATCAACTTCAATCAACCACCAGGCAAATCGACATTGGTGCTGGTGGTGCTGGTGGCTTTGTTGAAACACTTGAAACAAGACAGCGTTCATTATTTAGAGGCACAGCCAGAAGAAGGCAACAATCAGACCTTGAATCGGACACCCTTTCAGCTTTGGATCAACTGTTTGAGAACTTAAACATTGCAATTCAAAACAGTGCCATTGCTGTTGGTGGTCTGGCCGGTGACATCATCACTGGTTCCTTTGTTGAAGAATTTGATAAAGATGGAAACCTGGTCAGCCAGATGGCAACGGTCCTTGGCCGCACTTATGAAGAATCATTTGAAGAATTCAGCCAGAGGCTAACAGCAGAAAACATCCTTGCTGGTGTTGGCACCATATTCAATGACGTTGGACGAATTGCAGAACAATGGCGAGGTGATGCAAGCACATTGCTTGATGGTGCGCAATTACTGCTTCAAGCCGGTGTTGATATCAATTCAGGTTCTGGGCTTTTTGACACCCTTCAGCAAGTTACCAATGTAATCACCGACATGCAAAAGCCTGGTGAATCACTGGTTGAAACATACAACCGGGTCCAGGGTAGCGTGCTGCAGTTGGATGAAGCACTTTCAGTGATTGGACTTTCATTTGAAATGGCCCGTGAAAACTATGTTCAATTTGCTGCTGACATCACTGATGCTGCTGGTGGAATTCAACAGGCTGCTTCACTGTGGCAATCATACTTTGAAACCTTCTACACAGAACAAGAGCTGGCAGCAAACGCCCTGGCAAATGCCACACAGACCCGTGATTCATTACTGACTGGTCTTGGGGTTTCCACTGATATTGAAATTGGCCAATTCCGGGAACTGTTTGAATCATTGTTGCCTGAACTTTCAGCTGAAGCGGTTGTTCAATGGCTTCGGGCAGCTGATGCAATTGGTGTTGTTGTTGATCTGGAATCAGAACTGAATGAACAGCGTGAAGAAAATGCATCACAGCTGGCAACCTTGATTGGACAAATCAACAATGAAATTGAAAACATGGGCTTGTCACCATTTGCGCTGGAATTGAAAGAGATCAACAACGCATTTCAGGCAAACATCAGATCGGCCAGGCAACTTGGAGCCAGTGAACAGGAACTGGCACTGATTCAAACCTATGCTTCACGACAAATTCAACAGGCCATTCAAGCACTTGAAAATGACATTGCTGGTGCGTTGACTGATCTGTATGGCACAGAACTTGACCAGATCAACCAGCAGATTGCTTTGCTGGAACAACAACAAACATCAATTGGTGATGTGGCACAGGCAAGTGCAAACCGATATGAACAGGAATTGCGCGCCATTCAGAATATTCAGCAATTTGTTGATGATCTGTTTTTGAATGAACAGCTTTCACCACTGAACCCACTTCAGCAACTGGAACTGGCACAACAGCAATTTGATGAAATGCTGGCATTGGCTCAAACCGGTGACATTGGCGCACTGAACGCCCTGCCCGGCCTTGCACAAACCTTGCTTGGCTTTGGTCAAGATGTTTTTGCTTCATCATCTGACTATGTGGATATTTTTGATTATGTCACCAGTTCGCTTTCAGCACTTGGTGTGACTTCATCACCAGCGGATCCACAACAAACCATCATAGGTCAAAACAGTCAGATGATTGAACTGTTAGCCAGGCGCAATGAACTGGAAGAACAGTTTGATGCACAGGCGCACATGGAAGCGGTTATGGCTGTTGCAGAACAGATAAGAGAATGGGCATCAGTTTCAGAAGAATCATTTGCCAGCCTTGCTGATCGCTTGGGAATTCCGGTTGAAGCCTTCCTGGCTGATCTTGGTGTTTCCTTGGATGAATTAACAGTTGAAACAACATTGGCACTTGCTGAGACAGCCAACCTGCTTGGAATTGAAATCACTGATCTGGCTGAAAGTGTGGGTGCTTCATTGGGTGCGTTAGCAGATGATCAGTCATTATTGAATGATGCCCTTGAAGCAACCATTGCACAGCTTCCTTCTGGCATCGCATCTGATCTTGATGCCATGCTGACTGCAATTGAACAATCAACTGATGCTGGAACCAGGGAAGAACTGCTGAATTCAATGGTTGAATTCATTCAGACATTGCCAGCTGATCAAAGTGAATTGCTTGCACCATATTTTGAACAGATTGACCCCATCACAGAAGCACAGCAGCAAGTCACTGAAATGCAGTCATTGAATGCTTCAAATGTTTCAATTCTTGAACAGATTATCAACCTGGTTGATCAACAAAGAACAGCAGAACTGAATGATGGTGAAAGGAATGAAGCTGTAGTCAGTGCATTTAACAACATGGCATCTGAAATCAGCCGTGTTCTTGATTTGGTGGGCACAGGTGGATGAATAGGAATGTTTATGTAGAACTGGATTATTCAAGTTCACCAACAGAAACCAGAACATTTGGCATCTATCCTGATGAAAACTGTGAAGGCCGCTTGTTGAAACCACTGATTTTTTCAGTAAGGGTCCGGACCTGGATTCAAAATGAGCGGACCGGATACACTGTTTCAAAAATTTTGATTGAAAATTCAGATGGTGAATTGGATGCATTCAAAGATGAAATATTTACTGAATGCCGAATCAAAGAAAACATCAATGGCACAATCACAACCATTGCAACCGGCCAGGTTCACCGGGCATTCATCAATGACACAAAAACCTTTGAAGTAAATTTGAAGGATGCATCACAAATGCTGGACATTCCACTTCAGTCTGATGACTACCCATCAAGTGAAACCAGTGATTCAGACCCATTAACAACCAATACATATTATTCACTAGAAAACCAGTTCAGGCCAACATGCTTTGGCTCATGCAGAAGTGTACCGGGGATTTCAGTCAATCGCGCCATCAATGAATATCATGTTCATGATGATGAAGTTTTCACTGTTTCTGATGTTTTTGATAATGGTGTTTCAGTCACCTTTACAGAACACACGACATCATTCACATTGGCTGCTGATCCTGTTGGTGTGATTGTTGCTGATGTTCAGGGTGAAATCAATGGAAGCAGCCCAAGTGATTACATCCGTTTTCCACGTGAATGCTTTGAATACATTTTTGACAAGATCGGATTCACTGATTTTGATACTGACACTCTGGATGACCTGGAACCAAAAAATGGTGCGCATGGGTCAACTTACACGCCCTTAATGGGATACTACCAAGATGATCAGGACAACAGATCAGTGAAGGACATTGTTCAGTGGATGTGCGACAGCTTCACAGGCTGGTTTTACATCACAGCTGACGGAACAATAAAATTTGGCTATTTGAAAGAACCTGAATCAACTGCTGATGTTGAGATTTCAAAAAACGATGTTTTAAGCAAAATCAACATTCTTGATGACACCGCACCAAACCTGAAAACCCGTGTTGGAGCTGCCAAAAACTGGCATGTATACAATCAAGATGAAATAGCTGCTGGTGCAACAGTCAACAACAAAATCAACATGGCCAGGACGCACCGAAACATTGAACAAAGCACAATTGCAATTCATGGTTTTTATACTGACACCGGCAAGCTTCATGACACTTTGTTAAGAGGTGGGGGAAATGCACTGAATGAAAGCAAAAACATCTGTTCACTCTATGCTTCAAAAAGAAAATTCTATGCATTTGATTCTGCTGTGTTTGCTGACATTGGTGAAACAGTAGAAATTACTTATCCACGTTTGGGCTTTGATTCTGGTGTGAAATTGCTTTGTGTGGGTTATGAGATTGAATTCATAGAACAACAATACCGGCTAACACTGTGGGGCTGAAATGGCATATTTAATGGTAAACAACAGGTTGAAAGACCTGACAATTAATTCATTTACACACACCCAAGATTCAGGAACAGTAACTGAAGTTCAAGATTGGGAAAATGCATTTGTCAGAAGTCTATTAAAAAAGTACACCTACACATATAACAATTTCCTTGCTGAACAAACCATAACAATTGGCCTTCCAAGTCAGCTTGGTTCTGCTGAAGCAATTGCCATAATGGGCAAGCTGGCTGACATGGAAATCAATTCCATTTCATTCAAAGTTGGAAGCCTCGAACAGTCATCAACCACATACTTAGCAAAAGAGAACAAAACCCTGGATGGTGAAAATGTCATAAATCACATCTATCAAATTGATGATCCAGCTGGTGCATCTATCAGCACACACATTGAAATCAAATTTGAAAGCACTGAAATTGGCAATGCATCCGGGCAAATTTGTTCCATCAATGTTTCTGAAAAACTCTATGAATTTAAAGTCAGGCCACACACTGTGGATGTTGAATTCATTTCTGTTGGCGACAAAAGAAGAAGTGATGGTGGTCAAGTTTATGGCACATTGCTTGGTGTTTACAGGGTTTTCAAATTCGTTTCACCAAAGAATGACCCTGACACAGTAGAACAGGAATTGGTAAACATCAATTACAAAGCTGGCACTGTTGAAAACATCATTTACATTGAAAATTCAGGTGATTCAAGAATTGTGTACGGGTCACAGAAGAAGCCATTTTCAGTTAAAACAGTTCCGGCCAGAAAAGAAGCCAACAAGTGGTACAAAGATTTAACTTTTCAGATTGAGGAAGAATTCTGATGAGTGATCCAGCCACACACACAAAAATGGATAGCAAAGAGCTTTTCAGCCGGGTTAATCACCTGGAACAAAACCAAAGTGCTATGCAAACAGACATCAGCACCATTAAGGCGACTTTGAACAGGTTGGTTGATCTGGTTTCAACTTCAGGAAAAACAAACTGGACAGTTATTGTTGCATTTCTTTCATTTGCAGTGATGGTTGCAACGCCAATATTTTATAACATTAAGGCAGATTTAGACCGTGAAAGATCAGAAAGGTTGGCATTGCTTGCTGATTTTACGGCTTTCAGGAAAGAAACAAATGACAGGCTGATCAGGCGGGCTGAATTTATGGGCGCAAGTAAAGCCATGGCAGAATTTGACCGGCAACTGATCGATGAAAACAGACAGCGACTTTATGAAATGCACCAGAACAGATTCACTGATGATGATGGTGAAAAACTAAGCCAGGAATTGGAAGCCAAATTCAAATTTATGCAAGAACTTCTTATTCAAGAAATCAAAAAATGAACCTGACCAGACTTGAACGCAAAATCATTCTTTCAGAAGGAATGGTTAGAAATTCACTCGGCTTGCATAAACCATACCTCGACCACCTTGGAGTGCCAACAATTGGCCATGGTAGCACCATGATTTTTGGAAAGAAGGTGACCATGAAAACAGGTCCAATCAGTGATGATTCAGCAAAGTTTCTGCTGCGCCATGACATTTTCATTGCCATCAAAGATGCCAGTGAATTCATTGATGGTTTTTTTAATATTGGAACGGCCAGGCAAGAAGCCTTGGTGGAAATGGCATATCAGCTTGGCGGGCCAAAGCAAAGAGGTTTTGTAAAAGCCAGAATTGCCGGAAATGCCCGCAACTGGTCTGAAATGGCCAACCAAATGATTGACAGCAGGTGGCACATGCAAACGCCAGCACGGTGCCAGGAATTGGCCAAAATGATCAAAACAAACATTCACCCATGGGAAATACAATGACAACCAGAAAACCAAGAATCAAGATCACTGAAATTCATGGATTCAATGTTTCTGATAAAGGTGCCGGTACTGTTGGAGTTTTTACATTGGCTCTGAAAGCCGAGCTTGAAAAAAGAGGCTTTGAAGTGGTCATTGATGCTGATGGTGGTGATTATGGTCGCCACTTGCTATTGAGGGCAAATTATTTCTATTGGTTCGGTGACACAATTGAAAGGATTGCAAGTTCACTGAAGCCGGATCCAGAATTTGATTATCAGTATATGGTTGCACATTCAAATGGCTGCAACTATGGAATGAAAGCACTGAAGAAAATAAACAACCCTGATATTGGTTTGATTTTTCTTTCAGCCGCATTGAATAAAGACTTCAAGTTCAAACCGGCCTTCAAATGGCTGGCCAATTTCCACACATTCAAAGATAAAACAGTTGGTGTTTCCAGGTTGATGCCGCTTTCTTCCTGGGGCAATTCTGGCCAGGTTGGTTTCATCTATACCAGTGACACAGTTTCGAACTTCAATTTCACCAACAACACAACACTTCATTCTGATTGGTCAAAAGATCATTCAATTCAAAAGCCAGTCATGAAGGCGGCTGACATCATCACAGAGGACATCAGAAAATGAAAAACATAACTGCAATTTTGATTTGCCTGGCTTTGGCCGGGTGTGCCTTTTATAGGGCAAAAACATGCCATGTGGTTGAAGGCATTAAGGCATGTTCAAGTGCCTTTGTTTTGTCAGCCAGGCAATTAAAAAATGTCAACTTTCAATACGATGTTTCAAAAGGAAAAATTGTGTTCAAAGCTGACAACGTAACAAGCGACCCCGCACCATATTTGGATGCAGCAACAGCGGGGATTTCAGAATTTATCCGGAGACCAGCAAAATGAATCCAACAGAATTATTTTTAAATGAACTGATCAACTCAGGCCAGCTAAAATGCACTGGCCGTTTGACATTCAACGGAAAAGTGTTGATTGATGAAGGCGAGACAAACAACGCACTGCCAAAAGAACTTGCCATCAAGTATGGGTTTGACACAGATTTAAATGAACACGGTGCCAGACGATCTGCATACTTGGACAGCCGTTTAAATGAGCTGAGAAATTCAACCAATCCAGTTGATCACACTGTTGCTGATCATCTACCAAAGCTGATTGTTTTTGAAGATGAGCTGAACAACCCTGCACAGGGTACACCGGAAAGAGCCACATTAAACCGTAATGATGACATGGGCTTTGCCGGTGCAATGATCGGCAGAAACTTGATGCCATGGCAGGACATTAACGGCCAGATTGTAAAGGGTCATGTTTATTTGTACCTGGGTGACAATGACAAAATGGCTGAATCTGTCATGAAAAAATTCAATGGAATGATTGATTCCCAGATTGAGCAATTAAGATCATGGGCATCCAACAACAGCCGAATTTGATTTATAATCCATCTAGTCAAGTGAGTTCCCAAAACGGGAATTCACTTGAAACCATTACATTTTCCCGCACCAATCCCGCACATCACCACACAAACAACTGATATAAAACAGTTTCTTTGTGCCTCTCCTGGGCACCATTCATATCGTTACAACCCCATAATTTTTTCAGATTGGCTTTCGTCTGAAAACACCCGCTTGTCTTGCGCAGCCATGGCTTCTCACCTATGTAGTTCTTAAAAAACCATAAATCAGTAATGGTTGAAATTTAATTCATCATTCGCTTCATTCCAAATTGTTTCATTAAGTGCACTTTGATCAACAATATTTCGGATATTTATACAATCGCGTCTTATTTTCGGCACATGTACTGTAATAGTGCACTCGTTCATTACCTATCTGGTAAGAAAACTACAACTTATGCTATTATAAAACTTTTATATGTGCATTAACATCCAAGGATATAAGATGATATATGACTCCTTTGCACTAATAATAAATTGTTAACTTCTATACGCAGATCGTGGAAAACATTAAATAGGGAAAGTCATGCATAGAATAGTAAAGTCCCATCTAGAAAGCTTTACCAAAAGTTTCGGATTGGAGCAGCTTGATGAAAGCGTACAATTTGAAATGTTCGCCAATTATTCAATTTTGAGATCAAGGATAGGATCAGATTTCGACATTGAGGATGTTACTTCTGGAGAAGGTGATGATGGAATGGATGGTGTATCAATAATCATCAACGAAGAGGTGGTCGTTTCCGACGAAGATGCAAAGTCAATTTTTTCATCCGATAAAAAGAACAATGATGTAGAGGCTTTATTCATACAAGCAAAGCGTGGAGATTCATTCGATCTTGGAGATTTTTTAAAATTTAAAGAATCAGTTCTCAGATTCATAAACTCAGAAAATTATCCTGCCGTTGATGATGTTCAACAAAATGCAAGAAAGATTTTCGATGTAACTATTGAAAATGTTCCAAAGATAAGATGTGGGAAACCTGACTTGTCTGCCAGATTCGTTACAACTGGTGTTTATCGAGCGCCCGAGGCTCTAGAAGCTGCAATTAAAGACTTTAGAGCGCAAATAGAAGAACTCGGTTACTTTGGTAAAGTTGACATTCAGTTTATTGGAAGAAATGAGATTACTAATTTGTGGGTGAGTACCTATTCATCTATTTCCGCAGAATTGCCGATGTTTAGCAATGCTCCTTTGCCGCCTATTCATGGCATTGATGAAGCATATCTTGCTGTCGTTAAAGCAAAAGATTTAGTGTCCAACCTTCTTGAGACAGATGATGGAAATCTGCGAAGTCATGTCTTTGAAGAAAATGTACGAGCGTTTCTTGGTATTGACAACCCAGTTAATGTATCTATATCAGAGACTCTTTCTGAAAATGAAAAAGCAACCAGGTTTCCGGTATTGAATAACGGGATTACAATCGTTAGCCCAGATGTAAGAGTCCAAGGAAATATTTTGCATTTGGAAAATTATCAAATAGTTAATGGTTGCCAGACGTCAAATGTGCTATTTGAGTGCCGAGAAAACTTAGATGACTCTGTGATGGTAAACCTAAAGGTCGTAGAGACATCGAGTGAAGATGTATTTTCAGAGCTTGTTCGAGCCACAAATAGCCAGTCTAAGGTAGAGGAAACTCAGTTCATTTCATTACGGCCTGTGGTAAGAAGAATTGAGGATTACTTCAATACATATGAAGGGCATGACGGAAGGCTGTATTTTGAAAGACGTGACAGGCAATATGTTGGAAGAGATGTTCCGATTGTTAGGACTTTTAATATTAATGTTGCTACGAAGTGTGTTACTTCAATGTTTCTCCAGAGGCCAGATTTGGCATACAGATACCCGAAGCGGATGTACGAGCTATTTAGCGAGGAAATTTACTCAAATGACACTAAAGAGGTAGTCTTTTATACGTCATGTCTCGCGCTTTATAGACTTCACTTACTCGTAGCGAGCGCTGACATACCCCAAAATGTTAGGAAGTACAAATGGCATTTGATTGTTCTAGTTAGGGCGATAATTGCGGGTAAGGAAATTCCTAAACTGAACTCGAATAAGATGGAGCAGTACTGCCAAAAAATTATTGATGTGTGCTCGAGTCATGGAGAAGCTCTGAAGAAGCCATTTCGGCATGCCGTTGCGATAATGTTGTCTGTGCAAGATTTAACAGATGATAGGTTAAAGAGGCAGGCAGTAATGGATGAAATGCTTGATAAAATCTAAGTTAACAAAAGCGCCAATTTGGACGCTCGAAAGCACACGATTATTACGCAGACATAAGTACCCTATGTGCCCATACATTTTGCGATGAAAAAGAATAAAGTGGATATTTCTCCAATAATAGAATTCAAGCACGAAAAAAGAATGGTTCCCTTAACTATCCCTTATGAGAGCGATTACCATGAGAACACTTTTACTGTCATCATAGGAAAGAATGGTGTTGGTAAAAGTCGTTTGCTATCAAACATGGTTAGTGATTTTGTTAGAACTGACCAATCGCCTCAAGGTTATGATTACCTCAATGATTTTGATTTAAATAGCAGAAACGAACGTTGTGTCATCGCAGTATCAACAAGTCCATTTGATAAATTTAAGTTGCCGCCAAAGAATCGAATCAAAGATTCTGTTGTTAAAACAAATTATAGATATATTGGAATGAGATCTGGCGGACCCTATGGAGTCTCATCAATTACGCTAATTTCTTCTGCTACAAAGGGAATACTGGAAAGGTTTCTCAAAAACGACAGCTATGACAGACTTAAAGATGTGTTCCACACTTTAGGCTTTTTGCCAGAGGTAAGACTCATATTTAAGCCGAATTTCAGTTTAGATCAGCACTCGATTAAGCGAGATAGAATAAAATCAGAAGGAAGTAGTTTCGAAATTGAATGGCTAAAAGATCTTGGAGTCGAAGTACGATCAAGAGCCTTGGAAAGTCTAAACGAAGTAAATGACAAGGATATCTACAATATAAAAAAGGCATTAAAAGATCTAGGTGATTTGTTTATTTATGAAAAAGCGATATCAGTCGATTTAGATTTTTATCATGGTGAGGCATTTAGTATTAATAAGGAAGTCTTTCACAATATCAGATTTTTAGAATCTATAAACATTCTTCTGAACTATGACTTGATTCGCCTTATGGATATGAAGCTACATAAGAGAGACTATGGTGATATGTCTTTGCGTCGCGCTAGTTCAGGAGAGCAATGTATGATGGTTATGATGCTGGGTATTGCGGGGCAAATAAATGATTATTCGTTGATATTTATAGATGAACCAGAAATTAGTCTTCATCCGAAGTGGCAAGAAGAGTTTATGCCATTGTTAATCAGAACATTTTCTCAATATCGATCATGTCAGTTCTTTATTGCAACACATTCGCCACAGATGGTTTCTCAGTTAGAAGGAAAAAATTGTTTTGTCACTTCGTTATCAAAGAACGAAATATTTCCATCAGCTCATTTCAATGATAGATCTTCTGACTTCCAGTTAGCTGAACTTTTTGATGCCCCAGGTTCAAGAAATGAATATATAACTAGGCTTGCATTTTCTCTACTATCCAAAATAAAAAGTAGGAAAGTGGCTGGCAAGAATGAAGTTAAGGAGTTGGATAGATTGTTGGTTTTATGCGACTCAATTAGTCCCGATGACCCAACCTTAGAGCTTGTTAAATCGGTAGAGGAGATTGTTAAACACTATGCCTCTAATTAATAATACAATTTGTTTCAGCACAGATGATAATGCACTAATCAAAGAAAAACGTCAATTAGACACTTTTACTCATTCGGACTGGAGTGCAAATGAATTAATGCCAATTCGTAGTAAAATTAGAAGATTTTACAGAAACGAACAGCGTGGAATTTGCGCCTATTGTAAAGGTGATGTGTCTCTAAAATCTGCAAGCAACGCTCATGTTGAGCATATAGCACCCAAGTCTTTGTATTTATCTTTTATGTTTGAACCAAAAAATCTGTGTGTTATCTGTGCTGATTGCAACGAGATCAAAAGAAATCAGGAGGTTATGAATGAGGCGGTTGATACGTTTTCACATAACGTAAATCGATACCCGAGATCTTCAGGTGCTTTCAAAATAGTACATCCATTGTTTGATAATTATGATGAGCACATCTTGAAAAAAGGGCGTGTTTATATCGATAGAAGCGCAAAAGGTGCATTTACCATTGGTGCTTGTAAGTTAAATCGCTACTTCCATGAGTTCGGCGTAGATGACGAATTTGTTAATGATGAGGAGTTGGTTAGCCAAATGAATGAATACATTGGTTGTGAGAGTACAGTGCAAAAAGTGGGGATATTGAACAAGCTACGAGATATGCTCTTTAATATGTGA